AAGACGACGTCGTCGCCGATCTCGAGCCCGGGGTAGAGGATGCCGTCGTTCGCTTCCCCGCCGATGTACCGGATGATGCCGTTCTCGACNCGCTCCTGGCCGTCGGTCGGGAANGTGCTGCTCGTGTCGAGATCGACGTCGACGTAGATCGTCACCTCGTCAGCGTAGTCGAAGCGTTCGGTGTGCTCGGTTCCGTCCTCCTCGAAGGCCGTCCCGGACTGCTCGCCGAACGACTCGAGGCCGCCAGCTCGCGAGTCGAGAACCGCCTGCGCGATGACGTCGTCGTCGACGCCCGGAGCCAGGACGATCACGTTCACGCCGTAGCCCTCGTCGGGATCGCGGATCTCCTCGACCTTCACCGAGCGGACGTCGTCGTCGGCGTTGAAGACNATCGACTTGATCGCCTCGGGCGTCGANGANCCACCCTCCGCGAGGGAGTTCTCGTAGCGCAGTTTGAACTCGGCNTCCGTCTCGCGATCGCGCCCCGAGACGAAGCCCTCCTCCTCGTCGCCGGTCGCCTTCGGGTTGGTGACCTCGTCGACTCCGGGGACGGGGTCCTCGAAGCGCGTGATCGTGTCGGCGTCGACGTTGGTTTCCTCGCCGAGCCACTCTTCGGAGAGCTCCGTCTGCCACGGCTTCAGCGCCTCGATCCCCGCGGTGACGCTCGTCTCACCCTCCTCGAGGATCACCCCCTCGGTGGTCTCGAAGGGGATCGGCGGTCGCGTCTCGGTCCTGGACGTCGTGACGACGGTCCCGGAGCTGATCGAGATGTCCCCGTCGGCGGGATCCTCGCGGGAGAACTCGACCTCGCCGGTCGCCGATCGCGACGGGATCCGGGAGAAGCCCGCGAGCGCGAGCTGCTTGTCGAGTTGCGTTCCGAACGAGTCCTCGTAGAAGCCGGCGAAGTACACCGACTCGAGGGCCTGCCACAGCCGGCCGATCTCGATCGCGTTCGCGTCGATGATCTGCTTGACCGGCGAACTCTGGCGCAGCTCCTTATCCTCCCCGAGGGAGTCGAGAAAGTTGCGCTTCTTGTCCTCGATGATCTGGTCTACGGGCTTTCTGTCGAACGTTCCATCGTCTTGGACTCCGTACTCTGTCATGTGTAGTGTTACACCTCTGCGTCGAGCTCGAGCGGCGTGCCGTCGACGAGCTGGACCTCGACGGAGACGTCGAAGTGCCGCGGCCGCTCGTCGTCGCGTTCGATCGAGATGTCGCCGATCGAGGCGACGCGATCGTCACGCAGCAGCGCTGAACGGATCTCGCGACGGAGCACCGCCGGCGGCGAGCCCGCGATCTCGAAGACGTCGAGACCGTGGTTCTCGTCGAGCGGATCCTCGCCGCGGATCGTTTTCAGGAGCGTCTTCAGCTCCTGCTCGACGCCCCGGGGGCCCTCGAGATACGCGAGCTTCTTCTGCTCGTCGAGGAGGATGTCGCCCCTCGAGTCGAGCGCGAGTGTCTTTTTGAATTTCATCGGTCTGGGTTCGCGGTCGTTCGCGTGCTATCCTGCAGTCGGTGGCCGGTACAGTCTGAAAAAGCAGCTCGGCGCCGTCACGACGCCTGGAAGTCGTCGGTCGAACCGTCGCCGTCGACGTCGACGTCGGCCTCCTTCGTCTCGACCGAGCCGTCGGGTTGAGTGTCCTCGTACTCGATCGTGACGCCCTCCTGGAGGAGGCTCTCGGCGTCCTCGTCACTCCCGATCGTGACGTTCCCGTCGGCGTCCATCGCGATGACGTTCCCGCTCGAGTGCTCGAGGCGGGCCCGCCCGTCGGGGAACATCCGCAGCGCCGAGCCGTCGCCCGGCAGCGCGATCTGGAACTCGCCCTTCTCGTGCTCGGGGACGTCGTCGACGTCCAGCCAGAGCATCGGGAGCAGGATCCCGCCCTCGAGGGTGAACCGACGCTCGCCCTCGGGCTGCTGCTCGCCGTGACGAACCAGCTGCTTCTCGAGGGGCTCCTTCGTGTGGATCAGGAGGCCCTCGTCGCGACGGGAGATCGGCGTGATCATCCCGGCGCCGTCGGTCGCGAACGGCGAGGCGATCGGGACGTTCGAGACGAGGACGTCGCGGTCGCTCTTCTTCGAGACGGTCGCCCGCCGGTTCCCCTCGTCGACGTCCTCGACGATGACGATCGTCGCAGTGTAGACGCCGCGCAGTTCGTCCTTGATGAAGTCGCGGAAGGCCGACTCGAGAGCCGCGGGCGTCGTCCCTCGTCCGTCGCCGTCGTTCTCGGGCATCGGTTACACCTCGTGCTCGGCGCCGCAGGACTTGCACTCGTAGTGAGTGACCTCGCCCCACTGGTTCGTTCGCGCGAGGGCTCGGCCCCCGCAGTCGGTACAGTCGATCGCGGAACGTTTCCAAGTCATGATTGCTGGATGTGCCCCGCTATCTCGTCGAACTGGTCGACGTCGGGGTACGTTGTTCGAGTGCGTCGGTAGTCGGCGTCGATCGGCGTGAGCGTCCCCCGGACGAGGTGGTCGCCCGTGATCGTGCTCGAGACGAACTCGTAGTCGGAGACGCGGTAGGCGCCCTCGAAGCGGTCGGTGTCGACGAAGACGGTCGCGCCCGTCCGGACACGAGGATCGAGCATCGCCTCGAACTCCAGCTCCTGCTCGACGTCGTCGTCCGGGTTCGACGCCTTCCCGATCGAGATGAGCGACTTCTCGTAGGCGAGCAGCGGCGCCTGGACGGTCGTCCGGTTGCGCGGCTCGAAGTAGAGCGAGCCCTCGAGGGCGTACCACTCCCACTCCTCGCCGGTGTACTGCGCTGCGTAGTCGAGCAGCTCGTCGAGCCAGCCGCGCACCTTCTGGTCGACGTCGATCGCGTACGAGCTGATCGTGCCGCCGGCGTTGCCGGTCTGCGGAGTCAGCCCGATCTCGGTCGCGATGTCGTCGACGATCTGGTCTGGGCGGCGGTTCGTCCAGCTGCCGGAGATCCGCTGCCGCGTTCGCGTCTCGCTCTCGTCGACGCCCTTCACCCGGAACTCGACGTCGCCCCCGTCGGGCTGGTCGTTCAGGTAGGTGATCTCGCCGAAGCAGACGGTGTCGACGCGGCCGTTCTCCCAGCCGAGGTCGACGCGAACCTGGTGCTCGTCCTCGTTGATCCGATCCCACTTGTGGTCGGCGACGTTCCAGGTACGGATGTCGAACTCGAGCGGGTCGTTCTTCGGCTTGTAGACGTCGATATCGAGGTCGAGGTCGTCGAGGACGAGGGGCCCGATCGCGACGTGCCGGCGTTGTTTCCAGACGTTCGCCATCGATCAGCCCTCGAACTCCTCTGGTTCCCGTCCGCTCGGGCCTGGCAGGACGAAGAACTGCACCTCGTCGCCCAGGTTTTCCGGCGTGATCTCGGTCGCATCACCCGAGGGATCGGCGAAGAAGAACACCAGGAACGGCAGGTAGTCGTACGGTCGGTACAGCGAGGCGACGCTGTCGGTGATGACGAACCCCCGCCGCAGGTGCTCGATCTGGACAGTCCACCGACCCATGTAGTCGTTCCAGTCCATCCGGAGCGCGAACCGCTGGTTCGGGAACGACCGCGGTGGGAACTCGAGGTGGATCGGGCGCTTCTCCTGAGCGCGATCGTTCGGGATCGGGATGGTCTCCGCCATCTACGAGAGCACCCCCGAGAGGCCTTCGCGAACGCCGCGGAGCGACTGCACGATCCCGCTCTCGTCGCTGGTCTCCTCGCTCGTCCCGGTGTCGTCGTCCTGCGGGTAGGCGATCGACCGCGAGGTGTCGCTCGAGCTCGTCCCCATCTCGCCGGCCGGGGTGTCGAGCCAGATCTCCTCGTCGTCGATTTCGGCCTCCTGGATCTCAGAGATGTTGATCGTCGCCCGGTAGTGGGACTTGATCGAACCCTCCCGGTCGATCTCGAGGCCGCCGGAGTCGAGCTTCGCTCGCGAGAGAACGACGTGATCGATCGACGCCGGGAACGGCTCACTCGAGTTCGCGAGCGATTCGAGCTCCCGGCGGGTCGACTCGGTCACCCAGGCCTCGAGCGTCGCCTCGACGGGCTCGTCGCTGACGTAGCTGTCGTACTGGAAGCCCGTGTCGGCTCGATGCTCGGCGGCGTTCCAGCCCTGGACGCTCGTCACCCGGACGACGTCGAGGACGATGTCGTCGAGTGTGACGACCGTCTCCTCGTCCTGGAGCTCGTCGAAACTTCCGAAGCGTCGCGACGGCGACGCCATCTGGCCGGTACGATCCCTAAACCGTCTATTGAATGGCATATCTCGTGTTCACCTCACAGCGACGTCGCCTGTTTCAGGATCAGCTCGAGCTCTTTCAGCGCGTCTTCGCCGCCGTCGCGAGCGGCGTCGCGGACGATCTCGCGGATCTCCTGCGGGTCCATCATGTCCCCGTTGAGGTTGATCGTCTGCTCGAGCGTCAGGATAATCGGGCTCGTCGACGAGCCGCGCTGCTCGCCGTTCGGTCCGATCTCGATCGCCGTCGAGAGCGAGCCCGTGTCGTCACCCAGCGGCG